TCCCCCTATATCCCCCCCCCCACGGTGCGCAGCCTCGCCCCCTTCCCTTTGTCCCTTCCCCGTGCCTCGCCGCCGTTGTGCGCTCTGGGCGCTGCACCACTCGCCGCTCGCTTTCCGTCGATCATCAGGCACGCCCGCCGCCTTCCGTGCTGCCTTCTGTAAAATTTTCTTTCAGGCGCGCGAGGCGTTCCGGCTATTTCGTGCCGTTCTGTCGCCTTATTCCGTGCCTGCCTTATAGCTTACACACCGCCGTATCTGCACACCGTTACACGCAAAGGAAACAGGCTTATTCGCGAAGTTGCGCGCCGTATCTATCGCCCTCCGTATCAACATTTTACATACTCAAAAAAAGTTTTGCTTTTTACGAAAAAAAACTTGCAAAAAGCTTGCATATATCAAAAATACTTACTACCTTTGCAAACGTAAGATAACAACAAACGTTACTTACTCGCTCTTTGAGATTATTGTATATTTATATAGGTAAAATAAAAAGTCCGCAACCGGTTGCAGCCAGTTGCGGACGGCGTGAAGGCAAAACGCTTCACCTGCTTAAATCCTCAAGCGGTGCAAATTTAGCTATTTTATTTGTAACCTGCAAATTTGGCGCGGTTTTATTCAAATAAAATTATTTTCCCACAAGTATAAATATTTGACAATATAGCGTTCTTTGACTTGTTTACATTACAAAAATACTTCTGTATTAGCATTATAAAGCGTGTTATTACAGCCTGTAGGAGATGTGTCGCGATGTGCGAGCGTGTAAAAGATAGTAGCTCAACGGGGCGAAATACACTTAATTCGCACATCAAAGCACCGCCTCCCCTGGCGGTTGAAGCCCGCCGCAGGCACGAATAATAATTTATTAACAATAATTCAGCCCTACCGCATCACGGTTAAGCGGAATAACATGACAATCAAAAACATAAAGAAGACGACAGCAGACGCAGAAAAGTTGTATCAGATTGTAAACGACCTCGTGAGCGGCGGTATTGTACCTCTCGCAGATATAGCCTATCCGCAGCACGATGGCGAGCAGGACGCAAAAGCGGTTGCAGACATAATGGCGTTGCGCCAGAGCGCTAATGCACTGGCAAAAGCTTGCAACATCCTTGTTGGCAAGCTTACGGATGTTATAGGAGATTAATTATCACATTAAGCCTCAACAACCGGAAGGACTAAAAAACAGCTGCGCACCGTTTAAGGCGGCGAGAGTTCGCGACTCGGCGCAGCACTATAAAGTAATAACAATAAAAATTAAACAATATGGAAAAGTTAAGCACATCACAGATGCGCCAGAACGGTCTGACAGCCTTCGAGGCTGAACTCGTCAACTACATTTTAGCAAACGAAATCAGCGAGGGCGCGACCTTCCACGGCGTGCCTGGGCACCCCCGTTACGGCACAAGCAAGGAGGAGGAGCTCGTTGTGGTCTTCAACTCCGAGACTCTGAGCGTTGAGCGTGTAGGAAAGAAAGTAATAACTATTAACTTTGCCGACTACACGCAGGGACGAAAGAGAGCAGCCACCACCACAACAACAAGCAATAACACGAATAATAATAACAATAATAATAGTAACAATATGGAAGATCAGAACACAGCAACAGCAACAACAGCAAACAACGTTAACAACGTAAACAACGCGGCGTTAAATTTCATGCAGCAGATGTTCGCACAGCAGCAGGAGGAAGGCTACCAGCGCGGAAAAGCAGAAGCAGCCGCCGAGGTCGAAAGCCTTAAAAAGCAAATCGAGGAGGCAAAGAACGCAGGCACCGGCAGCATTATCAACGTGGTTGTAGATAACAAGAAGACAACGACAAAAACCGAGCAGGTTTTAGATCCGAACTTTGCGAACATCTTGAAACTTGTTGCAGCACACGAAAATGTGTACTTGTACGGCCCGGCAGGCAGCGGCAAAAACACAATAGCCGAGCAGATAGCCGACGCCCTGGGCGTGGAGTTTTATTATCAAAATACGTTGGTGACAAAATTCGACGTATCAGGCTACAAGAACGCGCAGGGCGAATATGAAGAAACAGCATTTTATAAGGCGTGGAAAAACGGCGGCTTATTCTTTGCCGACGAACTCGACAACAGCACCGCCGAGGCTATTATTGCCCTAAACGCTGCACTCGCAAACGGTTACTACACATTTCCTAACAGCAGCGAGAAGGTAGCAAAGCACCCGGACTTCTATTGCATCGCAGCCGGAAATACCAACGGCCAGGGCGCAACAGAAGAGTATTGCGGACGCTATCAGATGGACGAGAGCAGCCGCGACCGCTTCGCCTTCATCGAAATAGACTACAACAAGAAAATAGAAGAGAGTATTTGCGGCGGACACCTCGATATATTAGAGTTCGTCCGCGACCTTCGCAGCGTAACAAAGAGTCTGCAAATTAAATTGATTTGCGGCTACCGTGCAATTTCGCGCCTCGCAAAGTTCTACGATCTGAGCACAAAATTTGTGCTCGACTCCTTTATCTTCAAGGGCATCGCAAAGGATGATATACGAGAGATAGCTGCGGCGTTGAGCAGCAAAAACAAGTACACGGATGAGATCAAAAAGTATTAAGTATTAACCCGTCCTACACGCTTTTATATTTGCGTGTAGGACACAAAATAACAACGAATATGGATATAATAGTAAACGAACGGTATAACAGTATAGCAGATTTTAAAAAGTCGTTGGAACGCAAAAAAAATAGGCAAAATGTACGACGAGAGCGACGAGTATAATTTTACTAAAGACTTTTGCGGTACAAGCACACACAAAGAAGCGGATGAACTTCTAATAAACGGCGACACATTCACGGCGAAAATAATTGAAGGTTGCAACAAAAATAAACGCTTCGAGAGAACAACGAACACAATAAAGCAAGACTTTTGCGGCTTCGTTCCGAACGTCGGCGCCGTGGTTTCCGGAAGTCCTATAAATATGTACAACGTCAAGCAAACAACATACAGAAACACAAAAGTATTAAATATTGTTTACTTTATTGGTGCAGGTTACAATGTTAGAACAGGAGAGCTATCCGCCGCAGGTGCAAAAATCCTGAATGTTATTAACACATTAGAAGCGCGAGGCTACAGGATCAACTTATTTGCTGCACGCTGTGTAATACCTAACATTAACGGCAAACATCAAAGTAACAGCCGTTTAAATTTAGCCATCAAAATTAAAGATAGCGGCAAGCATTTAAATATTACAAAAATAGCCTATCCTGTTGCGCATCCTTCATTCTTTCGCCGCCACTGCTTCGCCTGGGCGGACCGTGTTTGCAAAAACGTTACAGATACATATTCATCGACAGATCCTAAGATTTTGAAGGCAGCAGCCGACAAAATTTGCAAAGGTGCAAAATTCGTCAACTTCTACACGTTGAGCAAACAAAGTGAAGAAGACATTTTAAGGTACATATTAGGATAGAAAACCGCTGCGCCCTGCACCTATAAGGCAGGGCGCAAACAAACGGCACACAACGAAAACAAACGGCAATATGAAAGAATATACTACAAGATACGACACGGCAAAGTTGCAGGGCGTGTGTTATAGCTTCAAGTCAGAAAGCGACGAGGCGGCGAAATGTTTCGTTAAACACAACTTTGCAAGCATCACGAACGTACAAATATACGACGATACCGACACGGCGAAGGCCTGTGCAGGTCGTTTGGTAGCAACAATAAAACACATATAAATATGGCAACATTAGTAACACTTTTAGCCTTCGTTTCGTACGTCGTTGGCGTATACGTAGGCACGCATATTAAAGAGTTCACAAACGAATAAATAACACTTTAAATTATTGCATCATGGCAAAGTTGACAATTTTAGATGCCGCCGTATATTGCGGCACATTTAAGAAGTACAACGAGGGCAGCCTTGACGGTGGATGGCTGTACCTTGGAAGATACCAGGACGGCGCGGCGTTCTTGGAAGCATGCAAGAAGCTGCACGCCGACGAAAGCGACCCGGAGTTTATGTATCAGGATTCCGAATACCTGCCGGACGAGTTCTACTCTGAGTCGTGCATATATCCGGAAGTCTTCGAGGTTATACAAGCAATAAAGCAGATGAACACCGACAAACAAGCCGCTTTTGCGGACTTCTGCGAGCGTGGCGCGTGCATCCCTGATATGTTCGACGTTGAGGAGTTTTTAAACACGTACAAGCCAAATAAAAAGCCGCGCAAGACGGCGCAAAGCGAGGACATGAAGAAGTTCTCAGAACTCTTCAAAACGTGGTACTACTTGGATCATACCGCCGAAGCTCTGAAGGTAGACGAAAAGCACTTTATTACCTTCGACAAACAGGACATCGAGAAGTCGTTTTGCTTCGGTTGGAGTGCCATGTATGGGCCAACGTCCGAAGAAGCGGCCGACATGTGCCACAACTTCGGCGAGGCTGAATTTAAGGCAGAAAACCTCAAGCGCTTCGACCGGGAATATAAAAACGCCTTGGAAGCGGTCGAAGACGAGCAGATAACACTCGGACAAAATTACACGCGCGGCACGTCTGAGGAGTTCGGAGCTGAAATCATGTTCATAAAAAAGCGTGGCGCTAAAGACGACGACGGCGACATAACTCTAAGTGTTGAAGATAGCTACAGACTACGCGAAGCGTACAAACAGAAGGTGCAGAGCCTTCGCAACGAGTTTGAAAAACGCTTGGATGCGTACCTTAAAAAATACGGACTGAGTAAAATTCGCCGTTGGACTTATTGCGCCGACGATTAAAAACACACTTGGTGCCAGGAGTTGAATAAACGGCCTGCTCCCGTGTTCGATGCACGGGCACCAACTATATAAATAAATAACTAAATTAATTATAATTATGGCATACAGATTTAAAGCCACTGAAGTGGCAAGCATGAAAAAAAGCATCTTGATCAGTATTACAAACGAGGATTCTCTGGTGAACGGCGAAAAGACCGCATGGCGATTACATTGCGCCTTATCTGGTGTTCTCTACTGCTGCGCTGGTAGCAAGCGCAAGAAAGCACGACAGGCGCGCGAGTTAGCCTTGTTTGAGAGTTTAACCGATCGCCAGTATCGGCCTACGTTTGATTTAGATCGCAAGGAATACAACAAATAAAAACAAAATATTATGAAACAGAACGTAACAAAATTCGAGGTGGGCAAAACTTATATAATGGTCTCACCGTGTAACACCGATGCACATTGGAAGCTCGAAGTAATTAGTCGGACCGAAAGAACTATCACACTAACGGGCCGTTTTTTGACAGGTGAACAAACAAAGAAGCTCCGAATATCCGTAGCTCCTGCCGGACATTACGGGATGTTCGAAGAAACCTGCAAGCCGCTCGGCAACTACTCGTTGTGCCCGACACTACGGGCAACAGCGACAACGGAAGATTTTAAAATCATCTACGGATATTAAAAACACTTTGGAACATGAATATAAGAAAGAAGACACCGAAAGCGATTAGCGAGCAATTAAAACGTATTGTGCGCTATCTTATGATAAGAAGTTGGAAAGACGGACAGCCGAGCAGCGAAGAACGCGACAAGGTTCTTAAAGTCTGCGGAGCTATCCACTTGACCGCGTGGCGGTACATCTCGAACATCTACAAGCAAGCAGGAGTCGACATGAACTGCGCTTCGGCATCTGAAAGCAACGAAGTTTGGAACAACTACCAGGCGAGTAGGGAAGAGTACACGAACGACAACCAATAAAAACAAAAACGAATATGAATGAGAAAATAAAGATAATACACGACGCTCTTAAAGCGTTGAAGTTCGACGTTGTATATAACAACGACAACGATATATTAGAGACATTATTCATAACTTGTGGACGCATGGAGTACATGATAGAGTACAACAACGACAAAGATAAATACCTTATCGTTGGAGAATTGAAAGGCGCACGGTTTACGGATTGCTGGATAGTTGATGACGCTTTAGCGGTTATTGGGAGAATCAACAAAAACAAAATGGCTGAAGATTACTTTTTATACTGCGAAAAAAGCGAATAATATTTATAAAAAACATTGTAGTTCTGCGCAAAATAACTAACTTTGCAGCAGGACTACAAACTAAAAAACAAAACATTATGATGGAAATTATGATTATATTGTGGATTATAGGAGTACTATTCGGTGCTTCTCAGGGCCGCAAGTAAACAACAAGGAGGTATATTATGAAGAAGTTTGTGGCATGGCGTCGAGTATCGACGAAACAGCAGGGCGCATCAGGTCTCGGACTTGCAGCGCAGAAACAGATAATAGAATACTTTGTGGAGGCAGAAGGGGGCGAACTCGTTGCAGATTACAGCGACGTGTACACGGGCAAGGACTTGGAAGGCTGCACCGAACTTAAAAAGGCTATGGCGCGATGCAGAGAAGAAGGAGCTACGCTTATTATAGCGAAGTCCGACCGCTTCCGCAACACGGTGGAAGCCCTTGGAATATACGACCAGATGGAAGGCAATATCTTTTTCTGCGACCTTCCAAAGACGGACAAATTCACGCTTACTCTGTTTTTCGCACTTGCTGAGCGTGAGGCGTTGCTTGTCTCTATCCGAACAAAGCAGGCACTTGCGGCAAAGAAAGCCGGCGGAGTTAAGCTCGGGCGACCGAAGGGCTGCGACATATCGAAAGCCATTACAGCCTCCAGTGTATCACGTCGTCAACAAATGATCGAAAACAAGTCAAACAAAACAATATGGCAGGTGTGCCAGCTCTGCACAGAGCGAGGCACAGACCGCAGGCAGGCGAATTTCGAGAAGGCGACAAAGATACTTATAGATATGGGTATCAAGACAAGCAAGGGCAACGACCTGACATTAACCAATGTTCGCCAAACTTGGTATAACCTCCGCAAGGTGTTCGGAGACTCAAAGGACACGTTGTCAAAGCGCGACTATCAACGCCGTTTGGAACAGACACCCGAACAGCTTCACGAACCGAATAACAACTAACTGAATTTACAATAATATTAAGCCCTACCGCATCACGGTTAAGCGGAAAATTATGAAGAAGTTAAGCAAAAAAGAAGCTATTGATAAGTTTGGCGAGGATATCGTCAACAAGGCGATGAAAACAAACGCAGAACCTACCAGTAAAGTTATGTATCCATCTTACGAGGTTCCTTCACATATTGGCAAGGCTGAGTATGCAGGCGACCCGGTAAAGGTTGACGGTTGGAAACTGACAGCGTACTATTATCTTTCTCCTGAGGACGAAGAGAACACGGATTCATTCGACTGGGATAGTAACGTGGAGTTTGAAGCAGAAGAAATTTGGTAAACACCTCAGCCCTCGACATCACGGTTAAGTCAACGTGTTATGGAGAAATTCTTAAAAGGTAAGACCTTGCATATTGAAGATAGCAAAGACGAACGTACCTTGCGTTTTGTTATCGCAAATATAACACGTTGCGAGAATGGTGTTTTAGCCACATCCGAAGAGAACGAGCAAATATTTATAGGTCATCAATGTTTCGAGGACTTGAAAAAACAAGGGTGGCATAGACAACATCTATACCGAGGCAACCGTGGCGAATATGTATCAATGACAGAAATATTTATAGGCAATTAAAAACCTACACAGCCCTCGACATCACACAATGAACAAGGAAAGATTTGTACTCCAGCCGTCCAAGGAAATGCAGGACGGCTGGGTAGCTACCGACACGGAGAACGGCATCGTGCTGCGCTTCGAGAACCACAAACTTGAACAAACAATGCGCTGCACGCCACTCCTCACGGACGGACGCGAGCCGACCGCAATCGAGCTTGCAACCGCAATCAGAGAGCTGCTGACTGGCTGAAAGAAGAACATAAGGACAAGGTATTCTGATACCATTTTATGCGGTCGCATGACACGCATTTTATATTGCCTGAATAAGCATGAAATCCCGTTTGTACAGCGATGTGCAGGCGGGATTTTTTATGCTCCAAAAACCACCGAAAATATGCCAAATTATGCGATCGCATAAGTCGCATAAAACATGGTATTTTATATATAATTTTTATCGTTGTAAACGCTTGATTATCAATGTGTTTAACCAACTTTATGCGACCGCATGCAATCGCATCTATTATATATTATATATATAGTATATATTCGTACTAACGTACTCATATATCCTATACACATAATATATAATTTTTCTCTTTGAAAGAGAGAGCGGTTTTTCGTGCTTGGAATTGGGTGTTGGAATGGTCTTCGAGAGGCTACACCTTGTCGCTGTTGACGTAATCAATGATCCTGCGCACCGCATCGTCAATTCGTTTCGTTCCGTAGGCGATGTAATGGTTTGTCACGTCCGCCCAGGAGTGCCCGAGGCAAAGGGCAATAGTCTCACGAGGTATCTCAAGTTCTGCGCCGATCGAGGCGAAGGTGTAACGAGCAGTGTACACCGTCATGCCTTCCGCTATTGGATGCCATACAACCTTGCGCAGCCTGCCCACCTTGTCGGGAACAATCTCCTTGCGCCCGATTTTCTTTAGCGCGTCGTTCCAGTGATGGCAGAAGTCGCGGTAGTTCGCATAAACGTCAAGAGGACAGAGAAGCCACCCCTTGCCCTTGTAGCGTCTGATTATTTCCAGCGCTTCGAGAGGTACGGGTATGTCGTACAAGTGCCCAGTCTTCGCCCTCTTGTACCTGATACGTCCGTTGTGTACGTTGGACGGCTTGAGCGTAAGCAGGTCTACCGGGTTAATGCCGCAAAGATAGAACGTCAGCAAGAACAAGTCGCGGTATATGCGCTGCCACTCCTCAACCTCGCAATCTCGTATCTCCCTCAGCTGCTCGACGCTGATGTTGTTGATAGCTACCTTCTCCTGCTTTATCTTGTACCGTCTGAAGGGATAGTTTGTGGTCAGCTCGTTGTCAATCGCCCAGTTGAACACCGTGCGTATGTTGCGCAGCATGATGGCCTTGTAGTTCACGCTCGCTTCGCCCATGTATCGCTCGAAGCCGTCAAGCCATGCTTTGTCTACACTGCCGAACACCGCTCTGCCGTCATACTCGCGCACCTTCCGTGCTGACATTCGGTAGAGGTCTGCCGTTCCTTTGCGGCTCTTTGTGTCGCCGAACTTTTCGATGTAGTCCGCAAGACACGTCGCTTTCTCCTCATGCGCCTCGCCCGATACCAGTGCTGTCAGTTCCCTCTTCATCTTTGCGGTGTCGGCGCCGGCATTGTTCAGCAGATACGCCTCCACATCGTCGATGATGCTCGTCAATCTTCTGAGCTTCGCCCTGTAGTTTGTTTCTTTAGGCGACATCGAAAGACCCGAGAACGCAGTCAACACGTAGATACCTGTTGACACAACGAACTCCTTACCGTCACTGCGGAACAAAATCTTCACCGCAATTCGTCCGTCCTTACCCCTCTTGCTCTCTTTAGCTGCGATATAATACTTCATAGTTTTGGTATTTTTTTTGTTTCGGTTTTGCAAATTTACCCATAAAACCCGGAAAAACAACAAGAATTTCGGTCTAAATGGGCCTGTTTGTGGGACTCTATAATTCAGAAGTCTGTAAATCACTAATCTCCAACGACTTGCGGTGCTGCAAGAAAGTTTCCCAAGCCAGAGGTCACGGGTTCAAGTCCCGTTTGCCGCTCTTGGTTATAAAGTGTTGAAAATCAGTGGTTTTAGTATAGTAAGGAGGTTCTTTTGAGCCTCCTTTTTTCGTATATCCCAACGACCGCAATAGCGTTATTAGGCGGTTTTTGGGGTTGTCGGGATGCGCTTGTGGGACTCGCAATGGGACTCGAAGTGTCAAAGTCCCACGTTTTTCTTGTTTCTGTTGAACAAGTCCATAAGCATTTGTATCTGCTTTCTTTGTTCAGCAATCACGTTACTCTGCTCGGCAACCAGCTTGTCTTTTTCCGCAAGCAGTTGCATCAATGCCTCTATCTTTTGCTCTAATGCCGTTATTTTGCCGTCTGTGGCGTTTATCGTCTGTGTGCCTTGATAGTTATCGCCGCTGATAATATTTTGCGACACAGGGCTTGTATTTGCGTCGAGCATCTGACTGAAGGCGGCGAATTGCGCCTTGCCGATTGCCTTTTCTTCGGCAAACATCTCGCCGATGCCGTTGCGCAGCCACTCGAAGTTTACGTTGAAGGCGTGGGCAATCTTTGCAAAGTAATTATCTGTAAACTTAACTTCGCCCGACAGACGCTTGTTAAGGTTTGAAGGCTCAACACCGCATCTTCTTGCAAATGCGGCTTGCGAAATTCCGATGTGCGCGATAAGGGCATCAACCCTTTCGATTGCGCTTGTATTGTTCTTCGGCTGCATAATTGTTAATTTTAGGGCGTTTATTGTTAAGATGATAACACACGAAGTTAAACGATGTTAAGGTGATAATAATTTTATCAGAAAAACATTGTTATTTTGATAATTGTTACTACCTTTGCAATCGTTGATAGAGCGCAGCGAAACGAACCCTAACCGCTCGCAAAACGCTCAATATATGTTTAATATGCAAATGTAGCAAATATAGTCGAGATGGCAAAAAGAAAAAGAATAAAACTTCGGCGAGGATGCCAAATTAAATTGGCAGAAGACTGCGGAGTAGGGGTGGCAACAGTCCGACGTGCCCTACAATGGGAACGAGACTCGGCCATTCAGAACCTCATCCGTAAACGAGCGCACGAACTCGGATACGTCAGACGCTGGTAACGGACGGTACTGCCGTCACAACATAAACCAAACTTAAAGCAAGAAAGATTATGAAGAAGGCGACAGTAACACAGATTGAGAAGATTTGGCTCTCGAACAAGGAGGCGCAAGCGTACCTCGGCGTGGGCATGGACTTCTTCAAGAACCTCCGTTCAAGCGGACGTATCTCGTTCTTCAAGGTCGGCACTACGGTGTTCTACCGCAAGCGCGACATTGACAGGCTCATTGAGAAAAACAGAGTATGTTAAGGTTAATAGTACATTCATAATATTGGTTTTAAAAACTTTTGTTTCGGCGATATTTTAATCGCTTCGTCGCGAGACGGTTTTTCTACACTCATTGTAATAATTCCATTAGGTTATAATGATTAAATGATTAATTGTTAGAGTAAGAGATTATGTGTTGTTTCAGGCGTGAAACAAAAACCTGCGGGCGTCGCGAGGTGGTCGCAGGGTTTTCAAACAACGCGGAGTGGTGCAAGTGAAGCACGTGTGGGTCAGATTTTTTTCATAGCGCACACTGTGGTAACGTTGCTGATGCAGATATTAATGCTGCCCTCAACATTGCTACATGGGGGTATGTAAACACCCATGAAAGATGAGAATTGTTGTCGTGTCCTATACATGATGATTTTTCTACGTCTAAAGCCAACAAATCTTTAGTTTGTTGGTAGTTTACAAGTTAAATAAGCAGTTATCCCACAAGATGCAGGTGTCGTAACCGCCTCCGCGACTTGAATTTGTTGTTGTTTTGGTAGAAAAACAGTTTGCAGTTGATTTAAATTTATTGTTATTATTTGATAGAATTTCCCGCAAATCTGCGAAGACAAGCGGGTTTTACAAGGTCGGAACGCACGATTGGAAGTGCTGAGAAAAATGGATAGGGCGCAGTTGTCTGTTAGAGCTTTAAATATTCTGGATGATGCCATTTTGTTGAGTACATTATGCCCGAGCCTCGGAAAGTTCTTGCGGGTCGCACCGCTTCCGACCACAAAAAGACGTTCTTTGAAATATTGACACACAGAAGAAAAGCATATAGGACGGCGCGAGACTAACAATCCAAGACCGCCGTCCGAGGATGCTGAGTAACGAAAGACCTGCTAAGGCGTCTCTTGACGTAGCGAAAGCCGTGCAAACGGATAGAATGAACCATGCCGGACTCTGAATTGCCGGCACAGGCAAAGCGAAAAGGAACGCAGTAGGCTGCACGTTGAGCGTGCAAGACGACCGCACCGCAAAACGTCTTTAAAGGTGCGGAAAACAATAGACAGAGACTTTGTTTAGTGTTTGTCATATTATATAATCAAAGAGGAGAGTGCGCAGAATGGTGTTGCATTTACTTGCTGGTTCGATTCCAGCCTCTCCTCCTGCTTTCTAATTCTTTTTTAATATTGGTTAGTGAATATGTAACTGATAAATTCATTCATTCAAAGAGTAGTTGTGTGTGCCGTTCGTGAGGATAGCACACATTATTTTTTTTAACTAAAAGAAACTAACGTGAAGCAAACGAACATCTACAGCCACAAAGGATGGCTAAAAGAAATAACAATTCGGGAATATCCGTATTCTTCTGCCGGGGAGATAGCCGCAAGACACGGCGTTTGCAGCGGCTCGGTCTTGTACTGGGTTAAAAAACTGAACCTCCAACAGACGGACGAGACGAAAGCCCGAATACTCAAAAAGAAGCATAGGTGTATCGCAAACACAATCAAGACAAATCCCGAGGTCAAACGAAAAAGCATGGAAACGAAAAAGCGCACATGGAGGATGGAGCGGTTCCGTGTAATGTCAGGTATGCCTCAGAAAACAAAATTGCGCATTGCGATGCGACCTGCCAAGGCGTACAGGGCGATATGGTATCTGGTGAATATGCGCAACTACTTCCGCGACATTGAGGTAGGTGGCAGGTTCACGCTCTATTACGATGAACAAACGAAACGTTCCGGCAAGGAAGATTACTACACAAAATCCTGCGGACTGACGTTTGAGCAAGTACAAAATTAGTCTTTCATATATTATTTATTAACCATTAAAACTAAGCCGATAAGGACGGCTTGCAGGTGCGAATCCTGCCGTTTTGAAAACTTTTTTGATTTTTGATTGAACTTGTTCTGTAACAAGTAGGGATTGCGTCATGCGGCACCTGTAAGCCATGAACGCTGCAAGCAAGGAGTGACGGGTTCTTTTCATCTATGTTTGTGACAATTTCAAGCCTGTCATGTACCGAGCCTCTGGGAGCAAAACACACCGAGCAGGGTTGAAATCCCTGCAATCCCTCTATTTTTTAAAACGACTGAATGTTATGGGAATTATATTTTCATCGGTCATCATAGTTCTTTTGCTCGTCGTATTCGCAGCAGTCACCCAGGCTGCGGTCGAGTACCTCGTTGACTGTGACGACAATAACACAAAAGAGGAGATATAGCTTATGGGTAGACCAAAAGGATGTCACGATTGTATGTGGGGCAACTGGCCCGAGATGTGTAAAGACCCGAAGCGAGACCCGAAGTCAAATTATTGTTGCTGCCAGTGGGAATGGCGGCACGAATAAAAAACGTACGGAATGAACATAAACGAAGTATATGAGCGCATCCGAGAACGAGAGTCGGGCGCAAGTGCAGAGTCTCGTACACGAGCTGAGCTGCACATACAGAAGATAAAGGAACTCCGAGTGAAGCACAAGGCGTTCATTAAAATGCCGCACACGAAAGCGTGCGACATGGTGAAATATTGCCTTGCCATTGACAGAAACCTCGGTATCAACCGAATACACGAAAATGCGCTCGGGTTTATCTTCTTCAAGTATCAGTAACTAATTTTCAAAAACATAAAGCAATGAGAACAAGAACAGCAAAGTGGTACGAAACCACGGTACGCTACGAGCGTTCAAAGGGTGACGAAAACAATATCGCCACGGAATCATACGCCGTGGACGCACTGAGCTTCGCGGAAGCGGAGCAGAGAATTACAGAGGAGATGGAACCTTATTGCTCGGGCGAGTTCGATGTGAAGAAAATCGCAATCGCCCCGTACTCCGAGGTATTCTTCTCAGAAGATGAAGACGACGACAAATTCTTCCGTGCTACCGTAGCGATGATTACGCTTGACGAGCGCACAGGCAAGGAAAAGAAAACCAACGTAAACTATCTCGTTCAGGCGGAAAACATCGAAACGGCACGCAGATATGTCGTAGATGCGTTTTTCAATACGGCAATGGAATACGAGATCAAGCGCCTCGTAGAAACAAAGATACTCGATGTGTTCGAGAAATAGTAACAACTAAAAACAGCATAACAAATGGAAAATAACGAATACGAAGTGCTGCAAGTGCAGCATGATCAGAACATCGTTCAGTTGGACGCAGTAGAGCGTGCAAACGTGGACTCGCAGGTGGCAACGGCAAAGCAATATCCGAGAAACGTCACACGAAGCATCAACAACTCAATCGCCATGGCGACTATGGATATGAATACCGCGCAGAGCTGCGGTTACGCCCTCCCTCGCGGTGGCAAGCCTATCACCGGTCCGAGCGTGCATCTGGCTAAGCTAATCGTGTCCAACTGGGGAAATGTGCGTGCCGAAGCAAAGGTCGTTCAGATTACCGACAAGCAGGTCATAAGCCGTGGCACATGTTGGGATTTGGAAAACAATGTGGCGACCGCTTTCGAGGTACGTCGTTCTATCGTAGGCAAGGGCGGTCAGCGGTATTCTGACGATATGATTACCGTCACAGGCAACGCAGCCAACGCTATCGCATACCGCAACGCTGTGTTCGCTGTAATCCCGAAGGCTGTTACCGATAAGGTGTACCAGGCGGCGCAACACTGCATCACCGGCGACCTCTCTGACAACGACAAGCTGATTGCTACACGCAAGAAGTGCATCGACTACTTCAAGGATGAATACGGCATCACGGAAGAGGAAGTTATAATGATTTGCGGAAAGCAGACCGTCAACCAAATCAAGGCTGAGCAGATTGCTCTCCTGCGCGGTGTTCAGCAGTCACTCGTAGATGGCGACACAACCGTGGAAGAACTTATGAAGCCGTATCGCAAGGAAGAGAACAAGAAGAACATCGCAGCCAAAGCTGCCGAAACCGCAGTAGCCAACGCTGCAAAGAAGGAGGCTAAGGCATGATTACAAACCAGATAATGAAACGTCCGCTTGCCGACTTTACCGTTGAGCAGCGGACGAAAGACGGATATTTCTGTCTTACAGGGTTGCTTAACAACTGGAACCTAAAGATGGGAACCAAGAAAGAGTTAAAAGACTATTTTGAAAATAAAGCAACCCAGGAGTTTGTAAAAGCTCTTGCAGACGAGGAAAATCTACATGGGGACAAATCTCCCTATGTAAAATCAAAGGCTCGTCTCGATCGTGGTGGTGGAACTTGGGGACATCCGTTATTGTTTATAGATTTTGCCATGTGGTTAAATCCGCACTTCAAAGTCAAAGTCTTAAAATTCGTTTCAGACCAAATGCTTACATATCGCAATGAAGCAGGCGACGCTTATAAGCAGCTTTCTTCCGCCATGAGCAAAATCTGTACACCGCATCAGATGAAACGTTACATGCCCATTCTTGGCAAGGGAATTAATTATATAGTCGCAGGGCATCACGAACATCAGCTCCGCAACGAGTATGGCACAGAGGAAAAGCAGAAAGAGTATTTTGAACTTGAGAAACAGGTTGCAATGCTCGTCAATGAAGGCTTTCTTAGAACCCCAGAAGATGTTGCTAATTATTTGAGACGCAAGTTTCAGAATAAATACTTCTAAGATATGATAAGTACAGAAGGAAATCAGCGCGAAATCTCATGGTTTCGTAGCCGCTTCGGAAATTTCACAGGTTCCGAAGTTTACAATCTTATGAAGTCGGGTCGCAAGAAGGATGAAATTTGGTCCGAAACGGCAAAGAGCTATATGTACAAGGTAGCCGCCGAGCGCATGTTTAACCCCGACTTCCTCAACGACGATGATGTGTTTGACGACTATATCCATCAGACGAACTTCACCTCCAAGGCTATGCAGTTCGGCATTGAACAGGAGCAGTACGCCCGAGAGACGTACATCAAGTTAAACAATGATGTCGAGGTGTTCGAGGTTGCATCCTGCAAGCACGATACCATACCGCACTTCGCAGCCTCGCCCGACGGCATCGTAAGAGGTGCGGACTTGAAGTGCCTGGAAATAAAGTGCCCGAACATCGCAACACACATGATGTATGTGGATAAGATACACGACGGCGCATCACTGAAAGAGGTCAAACCTGAATACTACTGGCAGACAATGGCGGAGATGGCTTGCACCGGCGCAACGGAAACTGACTTTGTTTCCTATTCGCCGTGGCTCCTGAACCCCATGCACATCGTAAACATTCCACGCAACGACGAAGATATTGCGCTACTTGAAGAGCGCGTGAAGCTCGCAAACGCTTACGTGGAAGAAATAATCAACAAGTCTAAATCCTAAAAAAATTATCATGGACGTAGTAGGAAAAATCATAGCGGCTCTCCCGCCCAAAAGTGGCACATCGCAGTCAACCGGCAAGCCGTGGCAGGTCAACGCCTATGTGTTGCAGACCAACGAGCAGACACCGAAGAATATCGCCTTCGACGTGTTCGGCGCAGAGCGTGTCGAGCAGTACAATCTCAAAGTAGGCGATATGGTCACGGTATCAATCGACATCGACGCTCACGAATACAACGGACGTTGGTACAATCAAATCAGAGCATGGAACGTTGTGAACCATGCTTCGGCACAGCAGCCATCCGCACAGCAGGTACCACCTCCGACACCGCAGCCTGACACCTTGTTTCCGCAGCCACCTGCACCAGGAGCACAGCCCGCTCCGTCAGCAGAAACTGACCAACTGCCCTTTTAACGTTCGCAAGTACGTTCTGTGGGCGCAAGCTAACTTAAATGCTATCATAGTAGGGTAGGGTCGATTCCCTGCCCTACAAACCAAATAAAAAGTCATTGTTATGAAAAACAGAATTTCCCTCGATTTATCAAACATGGAAGCCTTCAAGGAACTGACCGACATACAACTCGGCGAGCTTATGAGGGCCGTATTCGCTTACGCTTCCGACGGCACGATGTTGTCCGAGGATGCTGACCAAGCTGTTCGTGTCGCGTTCGCTTTTCTGAAGGCGGACGTGGACGCGGAACGCGACTCGTACAAAAGACGCTGCGAGCGCAACAAGGAGAACGCACGCAAGCGTTGGGCGAAGCGTAACAAAAGCAAAAGCGCGCACAAGACAAGCACGCCCAAAGGTGTGGCAAGTCCTGTATTGCAGGAAAAGACCGCAACGGTAGACTACGAAAAGCTCGTCGCCTACTGGAACCGCCGTGTGGATGAAACAAAGTCCTCAATGGCGAAGGTGCTTAACATCACACCCTACCGCAAGAAGCTGATCGAGGAGCGACTTGCTGAATATGACAATGACAACAAGGCATTACAGAAGGTGCTTGACAGGGCACTCGCAGATCCTTACCTCAATGGTAAAAACCCGTCAAAATGGGTTGCTGATTTAAACTGGCTTCTGAAACCCGAGAACTTCTCACGGCTCGTAGAGAGTGGTGTTGCTACTTCAAATGAGCAGAAACCACAAGCTGTGACGGTTACGATTACTGAACCCGATCCGGCAAGCGAACGTATGGAAGCGCAACGACACAGAGAGGAAATAGAGTTCACACGCGCTGAACAACAACGTAACAACCTCCTCGCAGCTACCAAGGCTGCGGACAGAAACCCGAACTGCATCCAGGCAAGGATAGCATACCGCGCCTACGAGGACGGCACACTTACAAGGCTCGGTATAGAATGGACTCCTAAAACATCAATCAATGGCACTGAAAGACGAAATACAGAAATGGCTAAGCGAGCATCCTGACGCAACAGTTGAGGAAGCGATATGGGCAGGAGCATACATCGAAATCGACTTGTGGTGCAATAAAACAAAATGACAATGACAACAACAGGAATAATATTACTCGTAGCCTACGTCGCCTTTGTGGTGGGTTCGTTAGGCTATACAATCGGGTTTCTTCACGGAAGCTCCGCGGAATACAACGAACATAATAAGCTTTAGCCTATGGAAACAATGGATAAAGAAGCCTACGAAATCAAAAAGGATGGCATGACGCGAGCAGAACGTAGGGCGTACAAGCGTATGCTGGCGAAACAAAAGAAAGGACAATAATATGGCAAACGAAAACAAAATTATCGCCTATAAAGGCTTTGACAAAGATTTTAAATGCCGAGGTTATCAATACGAGGTCGGCAAAACATACGAAATGGACGGCAATATTGCATGTTGCAACCGTGGCTTTCACGCTTGCGAGTCGCCAATGGAGGTGTTCGAATATTATGATATGCTAACCTCTCGTTTCGCAGAAGTGGAACAATCCGGCAAAATAGACAAAGAAGCCGCTTCAACAAAGACGTGTTCTTCGCGTATTAAAATCAAAGCAGAACTAAAACTTGCCGACATCATCAATTTGGGTGTTGAATGGCTGAAAGAAATTACCTCACCTTCTAAGATTGAAGCGAACAACACGAGCAATGACGGCGACTACGCTAAGATTGGTTCATCGGGCAACTACGCTAAGATTGGTTCATCGGGCTACTACGCTCAGATTGGTTCATCGGGCGACTACGCTAAGATTGGTTCATCGGGCTACTACGCTAAGATTGGTTCATCGGGTGACTACGCTAAGATTGGTTCATCGGGTAACTCCGCTCAGATTGGCTCATCGGATGACTACGCTAAGATTGGTTCATCGGGCGACTACGCTAAGATTGGTTCATCGGGCAACTACGCTCAGATTGGTTCATCGGGCAACTACGCTAAGATTGGTTCATCGGGCAACTACGCTCAGATTGGCTCATCGGGCAACTACGCTCAGATTGGCTCATCGGGCAACTACGCTAAGATTGGTTCATCGGGCTACTACGCTCAGATTGGTTCATCGGGCAACTACGCTAAGATTGGTTCATCGGGCTACTACGCTAAGATTGGTTCATCGGGTGACTACGCTAAGATTGGCTCATCGGGTGACTCCGCTCAGATTGGCTCATCGGGCGACTACGCTAAGATTGGTTCATCGGGTGACTACGCTAAGATTGGTTCATCGGGTAACTCCGCTCAGATTGGCTCATCG